GAGAAATTCACCAATTGTTCAATGGATCCTTCACAAAACAACTATGTGGCAAATAAGATTGGTACATCTAATGGTGACTACCAAGTTAAGTCAAAATACATTATGTTGGATATGAATGAAGAAGCACCAATAGATGCTTTACCTTGTGGTTTTGAAGGATATAATATGAGGAAATATTCAAACGCATTATCACCTTATAACATCTATAAACTTAAATACAACAAACCTGGCGATGTATTATATAACCCACCATTCGGTTCAGCAGGTGGAGGTGACAACCAAGTTATTTCAAATGGTGACATTGTAAGAAGAACTTATTTGGGTATTTCAGATACTGTAGGTGTTGATTTTGATTTCTTTAATTATAAAGGTAAACAAATACCTGCAAACTTAGGTACTGACACAACAGGCGATGCTTGGGCATACTTAACACAAGGATTCCATATGGATGTAAATGCTACGATTGTAAAAATCCCTAGCGGTTACCCATTATCAGGACAAAGTGCATTCCAAGTAGGTATTTCACCATTCAGTACAGAACCTGAAGATACTGATAATGCTTATTACAACTTAGGTACACGTAAATTTACATTATTGGCATCAGGTGGTTTTGATGGATGGGATATCTATAGAGAACGAAGAACCAATGGTGATACATTTGCTTTAGGACAAGCAGGATTTAAATATGGTGCTGAAGCATCAATCAAATTCCCAACAGCAACAGGATGGGGGGCGTTTAAACAAATTCCTGGACCAAGCAAAGAACAATGGGCTAATACTGACTACTACGCATATCTATGGGGACAACATACATTCGCAAACCCTGAATCAACAAATATTAACGTATTTGTAACACCGGGTATTGATTATGTAAATAATTCAAATCTTGTTGAAGCAGCAATTGATATTATTGAAACTGACAGAGCAGATTCAATCTATATCACAACAACACCTGACTTTAACTTGTTGTTACCTTCATATGAAGATGTAAATGATGGGTTAATATTCCCACAAGAAGCAGTAGATAATTTAGAAAACACAGGTATTGATTCAAACTATACTGCAACTTACTATCCTTGGGTTTTAACAAGAGATTCTGTTAATAATACACAAATTTATCTTCCAGCAACTGCTGAAGTTACTAAAAACTTGGCGTTAACAGATAACATCGCATTCCCTTGGTTCGCATCTGCAGGTTATACAAGAGGTTTGGTTAATTCAATTAGAGCACGCAAAAAATTAACACAAGAAGATCGTGACATCCTTTATAAAGGTAGAATTAACCCAATTGCAACATTCTCTGATGTGGGTACAGTAATTTGGGGTAACAAAACACTACAAATTAAAGAGTCAGCACTTGACAGAATCAACGTAAGAAGATTGTTGTTACAAGCTCGTAAATTAATTTCAGCAGTGGCAGTAAGATTGTTGTTTGAACAAAACGATGATAAAGTTAGACAAGACTTCTTGGATTCTGTAAACCCAATCTTGGATTCAATTAGAAGGGATAGAGGTTTGAATGATTTCCGTGTAACGGTTTCTAACACACCTGAAGATTTAGATTCTAACACGTTGACAGGTAAAATTTTCCTAAAACCAACAAAAAGTTTAGAATATATTGACATTGAGTTTGTTATAACACCAACAGGAGCATCTTTTGATAACATCTAATATAAAAAATAAAAGTGGGGAGTAGAAATATTCCCCATTATATATTTATATAATAAAAATAATATGAAGATTAAAAAGGAAGTTATAAAAGAAAGTTTGGGTATCAATACAAAAGGTACCAAAACTTATTCATCAAAAAAACAAAATATTGTTATAACTGAAGAACAATTAAATAAATTGTTGGCAACATTAAATAAGATATGAATATAAAAAAACACATATACGGACAACTACAAAAACGTCTTATTAAAGAAGGTTTTGATGAATCAGGTAATCCTGATACTAAATATTATGCATTTGACTGGGATGATAACATTTGTTTTATGCCAACACAAATTATGGTGTTAACAGATAACGAAGAAGAAGTTGGTATGTCTACAGAAGATTTTGCAGAACATAGACATCAATTGGGTGTTGAACCATTTTATTATAAAGGAACTACTATTGTAGGATATGCACCAAATCCATTTAGGAATTTTAGAACTGAAGGTGACAAACGTTTTATTATTGATTCTATGGTTGCAAGTCCGGGACCATCTTGGAATGACTTTGTTGAATGTATTAATGGTGGTTCTATATTCTCCATCATCACAGCACGAGGACATAACCCAAACACATTAAAAGAAGCAACATATAACTTTATTATTTCAAACCACAATGGTATTAACAAAAAAACATTGGTTGATAATTTAAAGAAATATAGAAGTTTAACATCATCAAAATTAAAAGAGTCGTTTGATGTTGATTTTACAGATAAGGAATTAATCAATGAATATTTGGACTTGTGTCGTTTTTATCCTGTTACATTTGGTGAGGGTAGTGCAGCAAATCCAGAAGAAGGTAAAATCAAAGCAATGCGTGAATTCATTTCTTATTGTAGGGAATTAGCACAACTTGTTGGTAAAAAGGCATATTTCAAAAATGATGTAGAGAACAATGAAGTAATCCCAACGATAGGGTTCTCTGACGATGACTTAAAGAACGTAGAGAAGATGAAGGAATTTTTATCTAAAGAGTATGATAAAAATCCAGTAAAAACATATTTAACTAAAGGAGGAGAGAAGAAAGAATTTTAAACTAGACTAGTTTATATAATTTAATAAAAAATATTTTAAAGTAAATAGTAAAAAAAATTATTGTTAAACTATTTATAATAAAAATAAAAGATTTTAAAAAAATAAAATTATGGCAGATTTATTAATGAGAATGCCCACGCAGTATGAACCAAAAAGAAAGAACCGGTTTATATTAACGTTTAATAACGCATTAGGATTGAATTCGTGGTACGTCGAAAGTACATCAAGACCATCTATAGATATTTCAAAAAAAGAAATTAAGTTCTTAAACACAGAAACATACGTATCAGGTTCGTTCAAATGGAATGAAATTGGTATTAAATTTAGAGATCCGATCGGTCCATCAGCAGCACAAGCAGTTATGGAATGGGTTCGTTTACATGCTGAATCAGTAACAGGACGTATGGGTTATGCTGCAGGTTACAAACAAAACCTTACACTTGAAATGTTAGATCCAACTGGGGTAGCTGTGGAGAAATGGGAATTGATTGGTTGTCTTATCACAAAAGCATCATTTGGTGATGTTGGTTATGGTAGTGACGATTTAGCTATGATTGATCTTACAATACAACCAGATCGTTGTATTTTGGTTTACTAAAATTATTTATATTTTTATAAAGACCCATCTATTAAGGTGGGTTTTTTTGTTTACAAATATACAAACATAATTATTTTTTATTATAAAAACAAAAAATATTATGGAAGATGAAATAAAATATGGACAAGATAACTTTACATTACCACATGATGTAATCGGACTCCCATCCAAAGGTAAATTTTATAAAAGTAAAAAATCATCAATTAAAGTTGGTTATTTAACAGCAAACGACGAGAATATTTTAATGTCGCCAAATGCTAGTAAAGATGGTATTATACAAACACTTTTACGACAAAAAATTTATGAACCTGGTTTTAACATTAATGAAATGTTGGATTGTGATGTTCAAGCTGTCTTAATATTTTTAAGAAATACCGCATTTGGTTTTGAATATAATTTTAATGTTGTTGATCCTGTTACTAATAAAAAGTTTGAAACGACAATTCTTTTAGATGAATTAAATTATATTGACCCAAAACATCAACCTGATGATAATGGGTATTTTAGTTATGTATTACCAAAATCTAAGAAACAAGTTAAATTAAAGTTGTTAACAATCGGTGAACAACAAATGATTGACAATCTATCTTCACAATATCCACAAGGAATGGTGGCTCCTGTTATTACTAAAAAATTGGAAACACAAATAGTTGAACTTGATGGATCTTCAGATAAATTAAAAATTAATCAGTTTATATCACAAATGCCAATATCGGATTCAAAAGATATCCGTAAATTTATTTCTGAATGTGAACCTAAAGTAGATTTAGATCGTAAAATTATAGCCCCGTCAGGAGAAGAAGTAACTATTAGTGTTGCTTTTGGGGTTGAATTTTTTCGCCCTTTCTTCTGATTATAAAAAAACACAATTGGACGAAATATATTATTTGGTTAGACACGGAAGATTTGCTTATCGTGATTTAATTGATATGCCGGTATATGAACGAAAGTATTTCATTGAAATGTTAATCAAGGAATTTGATAAAAAGTAGTTCCAAAACTATTTATAAAAAAAATGTTTATATATGTATTGGTTACAAGAAGGTACAACACCTACGGATGACTTTAGTTCGGCAAATAAAAAAAATATTATTGGTTTCACAAAGGATTTAGCTGATGCAGTAAAAACAGCATTTGATCCAACTAGAATTAATAGTTTTTTTTTAACAATAGAGAATGATGCAAAAAGATTAAACACCCAAATTGCTAATGGTGTTGCATCAAACCTTGGACAAATTCAATCTACAATTTTTAATGTTTATAAAGAGGGGTTAAAATATGGATTTGCATATGGTGATGCAAAAGACTTTGTTGAAGCGATTGGTTCAGGAATGGGTAGAATAACAACATTCCAGCAGGAAGCAATTAAAGATTCAATATTATTGGCAAAATCATTAGGTATGGGTTCTAAAGAAACCGGTGAAATGGTTTCAAATATGATGAAACTTGGTTTAGGACATGATAAGGCTAATGAAATTATACTTAAAACATATGAGAAAGCAAAGGCGTTTGGTGTAAACGCTTCAGTATTAACCAAAACAGTTTCAACTAATTTATATGCAGCACAATCCTATAATTTTAAAGATGGTGTTGATGGGTTAACAAAAATGGCAATTCAAGCACAACGACTTGGAATGGATATGGATAAAACATTAAATTTAACTTTAGATTTATTGGATCCAGAGAAAGCAATGGAAATGTCAAGTCAATTCCAAATGATGGGTGGTGAGTTTGGTAAATTGTTGGGTGATCCATTCAAATTAATGAATATGGATGCTGCCGAACTTCAAGATAATATTGCAAAGGCAGCTGCAGCATCTGCTGAGTTTAATACTAAAACAGGACAATTTGAAATAAAAAATAGGGCAATGATGCAATATTTTAAAGAAACTGGTAGTCAATTAGGTTATAGTTACAAGGAAATGTCTGAAATGGTTAATAAGGCAGGTAGGGAAGCTATGATATTAGATAGTATTAAACCAAACGTATTAGGGAGTTTAACTGAAGAACAAAAATCTGTAGTACAATCATTATCACAAATAAAAGATGGTAAAGTAATGATTGATATTGATGGTGATGGTAAACTTGAAGATATAAATAATGCAACATTGAAACAATTACAGAACTTACAAGCTTCACAAGCAGAAACAGGTAAACCTTTAGAAGAAACAGCAACACAACAATTAAGTGTACAAACAAAAATGGCAAAAACACTTGAAATGATACAAAATCAATTAACATTTCAATTTAAACCTAGTGATATTAAAGATTTACTGAAAGCAAATGAAAGGGTAACAATGTACGGTGAAGGTAAAGATACTTATGATGAATTATTTAAATCGTTTGCTAATAATAGTGTCAGTATAATAGGTACCATAACCACATTTAATACTGAATTATCAAAAATTGATAAAGATTTTATTAAAACAATAAGTGATAGTTTTGCCACTTTAGTGGCTAATTTAAATACGGCTTTAGATAAAATAATAGATGCTGCGAAAGCTATAAAAATTGAAACAGAACAAGATGTGTTTATACCAGCAGGTGGACAAAAAACAATATCAAGTGGATTCGGTGATTTAATTAAATTAGATAAAATGGATGCGTCACTTAATATCCCACAAGCAGATATGGAGAATTTATTTAATTATGCAAATTTAGGTGATAAGGCAAGCAAACTGTTACCAACCGCAATGTCTGTCGGTGGTAAAGTTGGTTCATTAAATGAAGCTGTTGAACAAAAAATTAAATTAGAATCAACAAACACCCAACAAGTGAATATTGCGGGTTCTACGGACATAAATATAAAAATTGATTCAAACTTACCTAATGATATTTTAAGTAAAATGGTTGATAAAGACACATTAAAAGATACTATTTTAACAACAATCAACGATAGATTAAGTAAAGATTGGTCAAGGAAGATTCAAAATGTGGGTTAAAAAAAATAAATTTTAATCTATTTATATAAAAAAAAATTAATGAAAAGTCCATTATCATTTGATTCTACTGAGAACTTTAGAAATAAACTTATTTTAAAAAACCTTAAACCATATAAGGTTGAAGGAAGTTATACACCTAATGTTGAAGTAAATAAAAAAGAAGTTGAATTTATTGATTATTCAGTAAAGGATAGTGGTGATTTAGGGATAATAGGTGATTATCAAGAACGATTATTATTTGTACAAAATTTATATGGTCCTTCATTAAATAATACAGGTTTTGGTGATGTTATTGATATTAATGTGAACAAACAAATCACATCAAATATTGGTTTATATGGTATCCAAAATACCATTAATTCAAAACTTGAATCTATTGGTGATTATCAAGAAACACTTTTAAAAATTAAAAACACATATAAACCCGGAACTTGGGGTAGTGGGTATGGTAATTCAGTTTATTGGATTAATAATATAAACCCAATACAAACAACAGGTGGTGGTTTATATAATATTGCTGATACGTTTAATAACTTTTTAGAATCAAAGGCAAAAACAAAAAGGGTATCGGACTTATATCCGATTAATCAATATGGTCCTTCAAATACGACACAACAAATAGAAATAAATCCAAATGTAAATAATCAACATAACCCAAATGAAGGGGAGTATGATTATAGCGATACTGTTGGTAGTCAACTTGAAACGATAGGAAATAATCGTGAAATATTTTTAAGAACAAAAAACATTTTTACACCAGCATCGGGTAATGATTATGGTAGTACTAGATGGAGTATAAATGATTTAACATCAACACAAACAAATTTAGGTGAATATGATT